TCAAATTCAAAAACTCCTCGAAAGGGATGCCCGTGGTGGAACACGCTATACTGAGATCGTCCGCAGTCACTTTGGTGTTATTTCTCCTGATGCACGTCTTCAGCGTCCTGAGTATCTTGGTGGCGGTACGGCTCCTATCGTAATTAATCCTATTGCTCAGACTTCGGCTACTGGTGTTACCGGTTCTACTACTCCTCAGGGTGATTTGTCTGCTGTTGGTACTGTTGTTGCTAACCAACATGGTTTTACACAGTCATTTACTGAGCATGGCGTTATTATTGGTTTGGCTTGTGTCCGCGCCGATTTGACTTATCAGCAAGGTCTGTCTCGTATGTGGTCGCGTTCGACTCGTTACGATTTTTACTTTCCTGCTTTTGCTATGTTGGGTGAACAGCCTGTTTACAATCGTGAAATTTACGTCACTGGTACTGCTACCGATAGCAACGTATTTGGTTATCAAGAGCGTTGGGCTGAATATCGATATAAGCCTTCACAAATCTCCGGTCTTTTCAAATCTACTTCTGCAGGTACTATTGATAGTTGGCATTTGGCCCAGAAGTTTACTTCTTTGCCTACTTTGAACTCTACGTTTATACAGGAGAATCCTCCTGTTGATCGTGTGGTCGCTGTGGGTGCCGCTGCTAATGGTCAGCAGTTTATTCTTGATTCTTTCTTTGCTTGTCGTACTGCGCGTCCTATGCCGTTGTATTCTGTGCCAGGCTTGATTGACCATTTCTGATATGTTTGGATTTGACGACGCTCTTATGGCTAAGGCCATTCCTGGATTAGTTTCTGCGGGTGGCTCTTTACTTACCGGTTTTTTAAACAATTCCGCTGCGTCTGCTCGTCAGGATTCTGCACAGGATTTTTCTGCCGAACAGTACGCTACTCGTTACCAGACGTCTGTTGCTGATATGAAAGCCGCGGGTTTAAATCCTATGCTTGCTTATGGTGGCTTGTCTGGTTCGTCTCCTACTTCGTCTGCTGCTTCTTCTGCTGGTACTCCTGATTTAGGTCAGGCTTACATTCAGTCTAAGCTGTCTACTGCGCAAGTTGCTAATGTTGAAGCGAATACTCGTAAGACTAATGCTGATGCCAATATTACTGAACAAGTTGGTTTGGATCAGGCTAAGGCCACTTTGCAACGTACTCTTGGTGAGGTTGGTTTAACTGCTGCTCAAGTCGAAAAGGTAACTTCTGAGACCAACAACAATATTGCTACGTTACAGAATATTAAGGATGAAAACCTTAAAATTCGTCGCGCTGCTGTGTTGTTGTATCAGCAAGGCAATTTGGCTTATCAACAAGGTTTGTCTGAAACGAAGCGTTATTCTTTGTTGGAAGCTCAGGCCAAGTTGTATATTGCTCAAACTGGTTTGGCTAATCTTGATATTGATGCTGCTAAGTCTTTGGACAATTTGGGTCGGACTTCAAAGGAATTGAAGCCTGTTGTTGATATTATTCGCGGTTTGCTCCGCAAGTGAGGTTTTTTATGTTTATTCGTTCTTCGTTTAATTATGATCGTGATGCAGTTTCTAATGAGACTGGTTTGTCGTGTCCAGAGGAGTCCTTGGCTATTCAGTCTGCTGAGGAAGAATCTAACATTAATACTATTGTTCGTAAGTTTGGTTTGACTGGCGAATTGCCTGGTCAGGTTGCTATGCCTACGTCTGGTGAGTTTCATGACATTCCTGATTTTCATACTGCTATGAATTTGATTCGTAAGACTACTGAGGAATTTCTTAAGGTTCCTGCTGAGGTTCGTGCTCGCTTTGGTAATGACCCACAGGCGTTTATGAATTTTGTTGAAGACGATTCGAATCGTGATGAGGCTCGCCGTTTGGGCTTGCTTAAGCCCGAGTCTGCTCCTGTCCCTGCTTCGGGTACTCCCGATGCAGGTGCTGCCGCAGGCTAACGTGCTTGTCTATTAGGGAAATCCCTAGCCGCCTTCGGGCGGTTTTTTTGTTTTTTATGTGTATAATTGTTGTCGTGCGATGTTGCACTTTTTTTGGAGTTCTTATCATGGCTAATGCTATTTCTATGTCTGATGCTGATCGTTTGTTGGTTCGTAAGGGTTTGACCCTTTTGGTCGCTTCTTTGAAGCGTTCTGCTCGTTCTGCTCTCAATCCTGATGTTGCTGCTATTTATGAGCGCAACGCTGCTGAGGTTGAGGCTTTGTCTGTTAAATTTGCTTAATTGGAGATTACTATGTTGCAAGTTATTGTTTCTGTTAAAGATACCGCTGCTCAGGCCTTTGGCCGTCCTGTTTTTGTTCCTGCTATCCCCGTTGCAGTGCGTTCTTTTCGTGATGAGGTGAACCGTAAGGATTCCACCGAAGATTTGGCTCGTCATCCTGACGATTTCGAGCTTTATGAGCTCGGTACTTTTGATGATGCGACTGGCATTGTCCAGGTGCTTGAAGCGCCCCGTATGGTGGCGCGTGCTAAGGACTTGAAAGAGTCCGAGTAAGGTGGTATAACCACCGCTAGACCAGTTTTCTACTTGATGTAACTGGTCTAGGTGACACCTTTTTTTAAGGTGTCTTTTTTGTCAAACTTTGGAGTCTTTATGAAACCTGTTTCTCGTCATCATGTGAACAAGCATCGGTCTGCTAAGCATTTTCAGGCCAATACGCGCACTGTTGCTGCTGCTAATATGTCTGGCCCTATGCGGGGCGGCTGGCGCCTCTAATGCCTTGTTACCATCCCATGCCAGCGGTGCGCATGGTGGATGGCTCGGTAAAGTTTGTAAGTCGTAATAAGAAGGGTGTCGATGGTTCGCTTGAGTTGCCATGTGGACAGTGCATTGGATGCCGGTTGGAGAGATCCCGCCAGTGGGCTATGCGTTGCCTTCATGAGTCTTCCCTCTATGACCGCAATTCCTTTATTACGCTCACTTACGATGAGGACCATCTCCCCCCTGGTGGCTCGCTCAACTATCCGGACTTTCAGCGGTTTATGAAACGTCTTCGTAAAAACTCTAAATCTAATATCCGTTTTTATATGGGTGGAGAATATGGAGAATCTACGTTTCGTCCTCATTTTCATGCGTGTTTGTTTGGCTACGACTTCCCCGATAAGGTTTATTTTCGTAAGTCTTCTTCCGGAGAGAAGTTATATACGTCTAAGTTTCTTGAGAAGCTATGGCCGTATGGCATTTCGTCTATTGGTGATGTTACTTTTCAGAGTGCGGCATATATTGCCCGCTATTGTGTTCAGAAGGTCACTGGTGATGCTGCCGACACTCATTACGCTTGTCCAGAGTTTGTTGATGAGGATGGTGTCATTCGTACTACTGTGGTTCCTGAGTTTAATCATATGTCTTTGAAGCCCGGCGTTGGTGCTCGTTGGTTGGAGAAATACCGTACTGATGTTTATCCTCGTGATTATGTGGTTATCAATGGTGTGAAGACCAAGCCTCCTAAGTATTACGATGTTTTGTTTGAGCGTGAAGATCCTGGCGTTTTTTCAGATTTGGTTGCCCAACGTGAGTTGGATGGTTATTCTAATTTTTTGTCTGGTGAACATTCTCAGTCTCGTTTAAATGTTAAAGAGCAAGTTCAATCTGCTCAACTTTCTCAACTGAAAAGGACTCTTTTATGATGCATAAGAATCGTTCAGTGGATCCGCACAAGTTTGCGATGATTCCACACGCGGATATTCCCCGCGCTTCGTTTGATCGTCAGTTTACGCATAAGACTACGTTTGATGCTGGTAATCTTGTTCCTGTTTATGTGGATGAGGTTTTGCCTGGCGATACGTTTAATCTTAAGATGACTGCTTTCGCTCGTTTGGCTACGCCTATTAATCCAATCATGGATAACATGCATTTGGATACGTTCTTTTTCTTTGTTCCTAACCGTTTGATTTGGAACAACTGGCAAAAGTTTATGGGTGAACAAGTTAACCCAGGAGATTCAATTTCTTATGTCGTACCCCAACAAGTTTCGCCAGCAGGTGGTTATGCGGTCGGTTCGCTACAAGACTATATGGGCCTTCCTACTGTGGGTCAGGTTACCGCTGGTAGTACTGTTTCTCATTGCGCATTCTTTACTCGTGCTTATAACCTCATTTGGAATGAGTGGTTTAGGGATGAAAACCTCCAGAACTCTGTTACGGTCGATAAAGGCGATGGTCCCGATACTGTTACGAACTACACGCTTTTGCGTCGTGGTAAACGTCACGATTATTTTACTTCTGCTTTGCCTTGGCCTCAAAAAGGCGGGACTGCTGTAACTTTGCCTTTGGGTTCTTCTGCTCCCATTAAGGCTAACTTTGACGGTACTACTCCAACTTATTTTTCTGTTTTGGCTTCTAATAATACGCCTGTGCAACCTTATGCTGTTGCTAGCGTTAAGATTGCTGGTGGTGGCCAAATTTTGGGTACACCGAACACTCCTTTATATGCTGATTTGAGCCAAGCCACTTCAGCTACTATTAATCAACTTCGCCAATCTTTTCAAATTCAAAAACTCCTCGAAAGGGATGCCCGTGGTGGAACACGCTATACTGAGATCGTCCGCAGTCACTTTGGTGTTATTTCTCCTGATGCACGTCTTCAGCGTCCTGAGTATCTTGGTGGCGGTTCGGCTCCTATCGTAATCAACCCTATTGCTCAGACTTCTGCCACTGGTGTTTCTGGTGGTTCTACTCCTCAGGGTGATTTGGCCGGTGTTGGTACTGTTGTTG